CCATTAGTTCAGTTAACAGTTAACTCTCCTCTAGACACTTCAACATATTAATTTTATTATTAATTTGTGGTCATCAAACCTCATCAATTATTGGTGGGGTTTTTTCTTTACGCTACAATAAAACTAAAATTACTTTATAACCGTGGCAGCTACTATAACAGCAACATTATCAAGTGCTAGTGCAAATAGCTATGTCACATTGGCAGAAGCTAATACATATTTTGAAACCGTACCAGATTCAAGCACTTGGACAAATAAAACAGATGACCAAAAGAACAGAGCATTAATAGCAGCTACAAGATGGATAGATACTTTTGTATTTTATGGAGATCGATGTGATAACGGACAGGCACTTAAGTTTCCTAGAAATAATTATAAAGTTGATGATGTTGAACTAGCTTGTACTGCAATTCCAAATGATATTAAGTATGCACAATATGAATTAGCTAGAGCTTTAGCAAATGATACTGGTGCTATAACTGGCGTATCTGGTAAAGATGGTAATTTTAGTGAAGTAAAACTTGGAGATTTACAAGTTAAATACAATACTGAAAGTCAGGGTACTGGTTCCGTTAATAATATTATGGATGTTTACCCGTGGTTACAAAGTTATCTTGGAGCTTATATGCTAGGTGGAGCAGGTGCTTTTCAAATGAGAGTAGTTAGAGGATAATGGCAGGTCAATTAGATAGTTTATTTAAAAGTGTTGCTAAAAGTGTTGTTGCAACTTTAGGTGATTCTTTTGACCACACTATTACTTATGTAAAGAAAGGAACAAGCAGTTATAACTTAGATACTGGAGAACAAGTCACAGTAGATACTACATATTCAGATATAAAAGTTCCAGTATCTTTTGTAAAAGCAGAAGAAGAAACTGGTCAAGAAATGAGATTAGCAAAGTTATATATAACACCTGATCTTATCGGAGATAATCAAGTAGAAATGGATGATGAAATTACATTAAGTTTTGGTGGGTCTAATAGAGTCACACAAATAGTTAATATCGACACAAAGAAAGGCGGACAAGTTTATCTATTTACTGTTTTGGTGCGGTTCTAATGGCAGTAAGACGTTTAAGAGATTTACCAAAAGATTTAAACAAAAAAATTAGTAGAGATTTTAATAATCTTGTAAAAGATGTTCATTTTCAATTATCCAATCAACATCAAGAAACTCCAATAACTATGCCAGTATGGACAGGATTTTTTGCGTCTAGCTGGAAAGCATCAAATTCTGCTGTCCATGCTACGCATAATATAATGAATTACGAACCCTGGGCTTCAATAAAACAAGGAGTTTTTGAAGGGTTCAAAGCAACAGGGCAAAGTAGCCGTCCAGAAGAACCCGTAGTTCAACCAAGATTTCCAGTAGGACAAGGTGAAAGAATATTTAATTATAGAAAAGGAGTTTTTATTGGAAATAAAGCTAATTATTCTCAATATGTTTTAGAAAGTGGAGAGATTCAAGATTTTGTTCAAGGTCAATTAGGTAAATTAATAAGAGAAAATATGTCAGATAAAGGTAAGATATTTATAGGAGGAGGAGTATCAGAGAAATACTCAGGTACTACAGTTACAGGATTTGAAGCATGACCTTAGTAAACACCAGAGCAGCATTTGAAAAAGCAGTGACAGACAAGGTTTCAGACGTTGATCCTACTGTCACAATGGTTTTTGATGAGTTTAAACTTTACTCAGTCAACACAGCAGAATCAAGGTGCAGCTTCAGATTATTATGCTGGTGTTATTCAGTGCAATGTTTACGTTCCAAAGTCCAAAGGCACTGCAACTTTATCTAAAATATGTGAATCAGTTATTGATGGATTAACTTCAGTAAATACTTCAACTTATGTTGATACTTTTAGTTGTAAACCTAGAGTATTAGATATAAATGGTCCAACTCCATTGGAAATAGAGGATAGAAGTCATTTCATTGGAATAATATCTTGTCAATTTTCAGCAAACGCCTAGTATAATAGAATAGCAATCTAATAAATTTATGGAAGCGATTGAACTCCTTAAGAACAAATTTGGTGTAAGCCAGAAATATTTGTATGAATTAAAAGATGGGGATGAAACAATTTTAGAAATATACTGGAATCCATTGACTATTGCAGAAAGAGAATCAATCGTTGCAAGGTCTGGAGAAGGTGTATCAAATGAAGATTTTGCTCTGAATCTGATGATTACAAAAGCATTAGATAAAAATGGAAACCGATTATTTCAAGATGGTCATAAAGCATCTTTAAGAAGAGAAGTAAATGCAGGAGTTTTACAAGAGATTCAACTTGCGATGTTAGGTTCTGGTGATGAATATAAAGTGGAGGAAGCGAAGGCAGATTTAAAAAGCTAGAAACGATTGGTATTTTATATTTTTCTTGGCAACTGAATTAAAAATGACAGTCCAAGAACTTGTAAATAAACTGACTAAAGAAGAATATGTAAATTGGTTAGCTTATTATGAATTAAAAGGAGAGTACGAAGAGAAAGCTATACAAAACGCAAAAAATAAATCACAAGCAAGAAAACGCTAAAAGCGGTACACTAAAATAAAGTTTTGGTTTTATCGTGGCCGATTACGGTGTAAATATAAATTTAAGAGTAAAAGGTCAATCTGGTCTTGATAGGTTAAACGCAAAAGTAAAAGAATTAACAAAAAGTGTAGATAGTATTCGCTTTGTAGACATAATGAATCCCCGTAATACAGGGGGTGCAGGAGGAAAAAGTGGTCGTAAAACAATAAAACAATACAGACAAGATATGGAAGCTCTTGTCAAAACTGTAAATAAATCTACAGGAGCTTTTGGTAAAACTGCTAATCAACAAATGGCAGCAGCAGACGCATTGCAAGATTATGCAAATAATTTAAGACTTGGAACCAAAGCACAAAAAGCAGCAGCATCAGCAGCAGCAAAGCAGATTAAAAATATAGACCTTGAGACAACTGCAATAATGGAAAATACAAAAATGAAAAAGAAAAATATAGACCTTTCAAATCGAATGGGAGGAGGATTTGGTAGAGGTGGTTTTGGTGGAGAAAATCCTAAAGGAAACAGAGCAGCCTTAACAAGCGGACTTATTTCTGGTGCGTTTCCATTGCTATTTGGACAAGGGCCACTTGGAGGTGCTGCTGGTTTTGCTGGTGGTTTTGCAGGAACTAAACTAGGTGGCAAAATGGGAGGCTTTGCAGGAGGTCTTGTTGCTACTGCTGTTCTTCAGCAACTTACTACTGCTATTCAAGGTTTAAATGAATTAGGTAGAGCGTTAGAACCTTTTACTTTAAATATTGATAAAATTAATCAATCTTTAGGTCTTGTAAATACACCTACAGGTGAATATCTGAAGTTATTAGAAAAGACACAAGGAACACAAGCTGCTTTTAATGCAGCGATGAGTGAAATGGAAAAAGTTGTTGGTAAAGATGGTGTTGAAGCACTTAGAGCTTTTGGTGAGGGAACAAAACGATTACAAAGTATCTTTAGTAGATTTTTAACAAAAGTAGCTGCTATTGCTGCTAAAGCACTTAATCTTTCAGCAGCAGGAGAAACAGATCCAAGTAAAATTACAGGATTTACAAGACTATCATTATTATCAGATGCTAAAGAGAATGATGACCCTAGATTAAAACCACTTTTTGAATCTTTAAGTGGAAGAATGAAGGATAAAGATAGGAGAGAAATACAAAATAAAATTATTGCTATTCAATTAGAAAAAGAACAAAATGATCTTTTAAAATTACAAAAATTACAATATGAGGAACTTAAAAGTAGTGTTAAAAAGAAAAATGAATTTTTAAATGATTCAATAACTTTAGGTGGTCGTGAAGCTGAAATTCAAGAAAAACTTGCTGAGTTTGATGAAAAAGCCATAAAAGCTAAAGGCGGTATTTTAGATATTACTTCTGAACAGCATAAAGCAGAAAGAGATTTGTATGAAGATGCTTTAAGATTACAAGAAGAGTTGCAAAGAATAGATACTTTGTATAAAGGAATTGCAAGTACAGTTCAATCAGGTCTTGTTGATGCTATAGATGGTGCAATAACAGGAACAATGACATTAGGTGAAGTAGCAAGTAGTGTATTTGGCTCTATTCGCAGACAGTTAATTGATTTTGGTGCGACTTCTTTACTTAGATCAATTCCAGGAATTGGTGGTTTCTTTGCAGATGGTGGTGTTACCAAGCCTAATAAATCTTATATTGTTGGAGAACGTGGCCCAGAATTATTTACCCCAGGAGTTACAGGTAGAGTTACTCCAAATCATGAAATGGGAGGGAGTTCAACTAATATCGTAGTAAATGTAGATGCTTCTGGTTCTTCTGTTGAAGGAGATGAAGATAGAGGCAGAGAACTTGGTCGCATGATCTCAGTTGCGATACAATCTGAATTAATACAACAGAAAAGACCAGGAGGGTTACTTGCATAGTGGCTACATTTCCATCAATTACTCCAACCTACGGACAGCAAAAAAGATCCGCACCAAATACTAGAACAGTTCGTTTTGCTGATGGTTATGAGCATAGAATTTTATTTGGATTAGCAGAACATCAAAATCCAAAAATATTTAGTTTCACTTGGGAAGTATCAGAAGCAGATGCAGATACTATCGAAACATTTTTAGATGCTAGAGCAAATGATACTGCTAGTTTTGACTATCAACCACCAGGAGAACCTAGTTCATATAAATTTGTATGCGAAGGGTGGAACAAATCAATTCCATTTGTTAATAGAGCTACAATTCAAGCAACATTCAGAGAGGTATTTGAACCATGAGTACTGCTCTTGTTTATAGTGAAGCTCAAAAAATAAATCCTTCAGCAATTATTGAATTGTTTACATTGCAACTAAGTCAGTCTTTTCATGGTGATACGTCAATTTATAGATTTCATGGAGGTTTAAATTTAAACAATAATGGAGAAATTGTATGGGCAGGAAATTCATATACAAGGATGCCAATAATTGCAGATGGGTTTGCCTATAGAAGAGGTCAAATACCTAGACCCAAACTAACTATAAGTAATGCTTTGGGAAGTATATCAGCAATATTAAATGCAGTCCAGGAAATTCAAATCCTCTCGGAACTCCTGACCCTACTGCTGAATTTAAAAGAGAAATATATTTAGTGGATCGTAAGGCAACTGAAAACAGAGAAGTGGTAGAGTTTGAATTAGCTGCACCTTCTGACTTGGCAGGAGTTAGATTACCAAAAAGACAATGTACTAGAGATCTATTTCCTGCTATTGGCACATTCTTTCAATGAGTTGGCAAGATGACGCATTGGTTCATGCGAAAGACCAAAATCCTAAAGAATCTG